TTGTAGAAACAATAGGGCCACAGGTTCAAGTAACAAGTGGTGATGTTTCAGTTGTTTACCAAGGCGATGTCATCCTAGGAAGACTAGCTATGGGAGCAGATTATGTTAACCCTGCAGCTTGTGTAGAATTGTTCGCTGGAACAACTACAAAGCCAGCAGCTTTCTCATAAGTTTTTATTTTATACAGGGGCTTCGTGCCCCTTTTTTTTTTACATGGCACAAATATCTTACGGAGTGTCTACCGAACTAGATGCTGTAAACTCAATCCTGATGAGCGTTGGAGAATCCCCAGTTAATACTTTAACAGTGCAAAGCCCCGAAGTGGCTATAGCACAGAAGACTCTAAGGCAAGTCTGCCGTGAGATAGAAGCTGAGGGATGGTCATACAACACAGAGAATGAGTATCCTATTGACCTCGATACAAACAATCAATGTATCGTTCCTAATAACATACTACAAATTGACTTAAATATTTATCAACATGGTAAAGATTATAACATAGTTAGACGTAGTGATAACGGTGTAATGAAAATCTATGATAAGAAAAATCATACATTCACCTTTGAAAATTGTAGTAAATTATATTTTGACATAGTGTGGATGTTAGATTTTGAAGATCTACCTCAAGCATTTAAAGATTACGTTACTGCTAAAGCTACTAGAGTATCATCTAACCGTATGGTTAGTAGTACAGAATCTTCTAAATTATTAGAAGCAGAAGAAGCATATGCTAGAGCACTTGCTTTAGAGTATGATGCCCGCCAAGGTGACCACAATATATTTAATGACTTCCAGTATCAACAAGATGCTAACACAGTCTACCGACCATTTAAAGTACTAAGAAGGATGTAATGGCAGCAGTAAATCAAAGTATCCCAAACTTTCTTGGGGGTGTATCTCAACAGCCAGATAAAATTAAATTTCCAGGACAGTTAAGGGTCTGCGATAATGCCGTCCCAGATGTTACATTTGGTTTAAAGAAACGTCCCGCTGGAGAGTTCGTAAGTAAACTTACAAATGCTAATGCAACAGGGCATTGGTATGAAATCATAAGAGATGGAGATGAAAAATATTTAGTACAAATTACACCAGCTAATACTGGTTCTATACCTATACGAGTATGGGATCTAGCAGATGGGTCTGAAAAATCTTTAACAAATTCTAGTGGAGATTCTCTGTTTGCTTACCTTGCGGGGGCTACAGAAGAGTATGCACTACAAACTATTCAAGATTACACATTAATAGTTAACAAACAAAAAACTGTAGGTACTACAGGTAATACTTTTTCACCTATTCACAGTGGAGATTACTCATATGCTAGGTTGGATACTGTTGCTTACAATACTGAATATATATTATATAGTGGTTCAGCTCCCACACCCAATACATTTTACAGGGTTACTTCTGTAAAGGTAGATAGAATGAATGGTAGTAGTGCTGAAGGGCCAACATGGAATGACACAAATGAAAACCAGCAAAAATCTGGTACACTAACTTGGTCATTTTCTGGAGGATCTGCTGTTACTACAACAGGTGCTCAAGTAGGCGGTGCAAATATTACAGAAAATATTGAAGGTACTTTACAGGTAAACGGTAACAGTTACATTGCTAATAACGTAGCAAACTTTAATGGAAGTAGTACATCAAGTTCAGACTTTCTAGGTTATACTCAAGACTACGACATACGTTATACAGCTACAGTTACATTAAGAGACGGTGGTTTAATTAAAACTACAAACAAATCTACAGCTGAAGGTTTATTTATTGATGTTGCAATAGAGGGTATTACTTATCGTGTATCAGTTGAAGCTGTTGAACCAGTAACAACTTATCAAGATGTGTCTAGTATAGCTTATCATAAAACACCTAAGAACCCAGAGAACGGTGCTATATCTATGGCAACTATTCTTAATGGTTTGACAAGTTCTGTTAACAGTTCTTTAGCTAACGTTACAGCTGAGGTTATAGGTAGTGGTTTATTTATGCACGGCTCTGCAGCCTCTGGGGTTAATTTCCTTGGTGGTGCTGTTAATGAGAACATGAGTGTGATAGGTCAGAAAGCACAAGATGTTTCTAGATTACCTGCTATGTGCAAACAAGATTATGTAGCACAAATATCTAACACTGCTGATCTAGAAACTGATGATTACTATGTAAAGTTTGAAGCTAACAATGGTGTCTCTGGAGCTGGTAGTTGGGAAGAATGTGTAAGACCCCATAACTTTGCGGGGACAAGTGCAGCTGATGCAATGGTATTAGGGTTAGATCCCGCAACAATGCCTCACGCTCTTGTTAACAACCGTAATGGTACATTCTCATTTATTAAGTTAGACGAAGCTACTGCTAATACACGTGGTAACGAAAACTACTGGGATGATAGACTTGTTGGTGACAATAATTCTAACCCATTCCCAACCTTTAACGGTACACAAATACAGGAAATATTTTTTCACAGAAATAGATTAGGTTTAATTTCTGGCGAAGCTGTAATCTTAAGTCAACCTGGAAGTTACTTTAATTTCTTTGTTGTGTCTGCTATATCTGGCAGTGATGATAACCCAATAGATATAACTGTATCTGATATAAAACCTGCATTTATTAACCATACATTACCTATCCAAAAAGGGTTGTTAATGTTTTCTGATAACGGTCAGTTTTTACTATTTACAGAGTCAGATATATTTAGTCCTAAAACTGCTAGACTTAAAAAAGTTTCTAGTTATGAATGTGACAGCAGTATACAACCTGTTGACATGGGTACATCCGTACTATTTACATCTAATGTATCATCACATGCTAGAGCGTTTGAAGCTACAATTTTAGATGACGATACCCCCCCGCAGATACTAGAACAGACTAGAGTTGTCCCAGAATTTTTACCAAAAAGTATAACAAAGTCTTGCAATTCTGTACCAATAGGTATTGTAAGTTATGGACAGAAAGGACAGAAAGAAATATTCCATTATAAATACTACAACAGTGGTACAAAACGTGAGCAATCTGCTTGGTACACTTGGACATTAACAGGTACTATGCAACATATGCTCTATACAGGTGGTAGTTATTTTACAGTTACACTACATGGTAGTGACTATATTCTTAGTCGTCATGAATATGTAACTGACGCTGACACTGATAGAGCCTATGTAGTAGGTGGTACATCAACTGATATAGGTTCACCTCTTAAAACAGCAAGATGGTTTGAACCATGTCTTGATAGTTTAGTAGAACCAACAACAGTTACTGGTACTGCACAGACTACAACTGCTCCTGAAAAGACTGTCGTAGGAATACCTTACACACCCACTGCAGCTACCAACTTCTATTTAATTGGTATCTATGGTAATGACAGTGACGGTAATTCTATTGCTGGTATAGTACGAAAAGCTGATGCTGTAGGTACAGGTACTGCTACATTTAACGGTATTAATATAGCTAGTAATGCTAAAGTAGTGGTTGGTTATAGGTATACATCCATTATAGAGCTACCTACATACTATTATAATAAGGGACAGACTAATTATGACCTTGATGGAGAGCTACGTATTGCTGGTATTAACTTTGAATTAGGTGTATCTGGCCCTATGCAGTTTCATCAAGACCCTGTATATGCTGATATGGACTCTTATATACAGTATGAGTCTGGTATGGTAACTAATGCTAGTAACTATAACAACCCTCCATCTGAATTACATAAGGCAGTAAGAGTACCTGTTCATAAGAAGAACGATAAATATACAATGCAAATACAGATACCCGACCCCTTTTCCACTGCCCTACTCTCAGCTAGCTGGGATGGCAATTATTCACCAAAACGACATGTACGAAGGTAAGTATATTAAGACCTGCACTCCTGAGTTAGCTCTCAGTGTGGGTCTTAACTTACGCTATGAAGATAGACGTGAGACAGAGCAAACCTCTGGTCTTAGTGCTGAGGCTTCTATTATAGAGTCTTATTACAACTCAACTTATTCCGTGTATTTCACGGTTCCCAACGGCAAGGCTGCTGGAGTGGCGGGTGTGACCCCGCACAATATAATATGGATGTTATGTACTGATGCTAGCACAGAATATCCTCATACATTTGTAAGAGAAGCGAAACGCTGGGTAAACAGTTTACTTAATCCTTATTTATGTAACCAAGCAGATATGCGGAATGAGGCACACATAAAACTACTAAAACTTCTAGGTTTTACTTTCGTTAATTATCATGTATACAATGGAGTACCCTTAATACAATTTATTAAACCATGTGCGATCCCCTAGTAATTGGAGGTATCTTGGGTGGAGTGCAAGCCATATCAGGCATACAAGAACAGAATAGACAGCATGCTAATCAAGTTGCTGCTGTTAATCGTTCTAATGCAATGGCGAGACAGGACTACCTAAATAAAATCCAAATTTCAGCTTTTAACGATCAACGAAAAGGTGAAGTATTTACTGCTCAACTAAAGGCTGACGCAGCTTCAAGAGCAGCATACTATAAACAAAAAGAAATAAATCAGGCTGAAGCTACGAGAGCACTCACAGCATCAGACCAGAAACTAAGAGAACGGATAACCGAACAAGCGTTCCAAAGTCAAACTAACCTTGCTAAAGCTATACAAGCTCAAGGTACAGTACTGGCTAGCGGACAGCAAGCAGGTCAATCCATGTTATTATCATTAAATGAAGCCGAACGTGACTTTGGTTTCAAACAAGCACAAATAGATGCTACAATATTTGACGCTACTAAGAACTACGGTATTGAGAAATATGGTATTGACTTAGATCAGTATGGAGCAAATACTAGAGCACTTAATGCTGTCACAACTACCGCTGCTGTAGCTCCGTCTGCATCCTTTAAAACTGTTAGACCTATTGAAAAAGCAGCACCAAGTAAACCATCTGCCCTTGGGCCAATCCTCGGTGGCTTCTCCACTGCTCTTAGTGCAACAAGTGCTATTGGCGGGGACGGATACATAGCAGAAAGATTTGGCTGGGACTAATAAACTATGGCATATCAAAGATCAACAAAAGCACAAGGATTTAGACAGAGGGTTGTACCAACTAATGAAGTTAAACAGTACACAGACCTAGCTAAGTCTTTAGAAAAAGAACGTAAATCTACAGTATCAGATTACAAGGCTGCTGCTAACGAGCAGATGACAGAGATGCAACGTCTCTCTACTTTACAAAATCAGGAAGATGTTTACGAATTAGCAAACTTACGTCAGTTTAGTAAGACCCTAAACAACACGTTAGATACTGTTGCTAAACAAATAATCAAACCTATTACACAAGGTCAAATACAAGATGGTATAAACACTGCTATACGTTGTCAACAAGGCGATGAAGAGGCGTGTGAAGCTGTTAAATTAAATGATGAACAAGAGCTATCAATACAAGCTCAAGTTGCTGAACAAAGAACTAAGGTTAATGAAGCAACTGATAAGATAGAAGAAGAGTGGGACGAAGCTGGCTTTGAAGCTGATTTAACTCAAAAATACAGACTGTTAAATTTAAAAAAACAAAACGCTAATTTTTCTATAGGTTACAGACGTGGTATGTTAATGGAAGCTGCCACAGGTTGGGATGCTTACAGAGATAGTATACTAACTGGTAGTAGTGATGACCCTATAATAGATAGAGAAGTTGAACACAACGGTGAAACTTATAAAGTTAGTGATTATTATAATATTGACGATCCAAAAGTTAAAGAGAAAATTGTTGGTGCTTTACAAGGTGAATACATATCTCGAAATGGTGCTGGATTAAGTAAGTTAATGGTCAATAAATATCTTACTAATAAAGTTGTTGAGAGAACTAATATATTTAACCAAAACGAATTTAACAAAGGACAAAGAGAGTGGGGTAATACACAACTAGAATACTATGCAGATCAATTTGAAAACTTTACATTTAGTGATTTAGATTCTGAAGCTGGTCAAACCACAGCTCAATTAGGTGTACAAGAGTTTCTAAATACTAGCCCTGCTATTATGGAAGCTATGGGAGTTGAAGGTAGTCGTAATGCTGCAGCTAAAGGTAAACTTATTGAGCTTCTTACCGATACTCTTACAAGTGATAACTTTAAAAATATAGATGATTCTGAAGCACTACTGTCATTTTTAGAAGAAGATAAATTTTATATTGCAGGTGTATCAGCAAAGAAAAAAGATGGTACATATGAGTTATCATCATTGTCTGATTTGTTTGGTAGTGATTTAGATACAGATGCTTTAAGAGCAGAAGTATTAGAGTCTATAGCTGCTGAAGCTCGTAAAACATTAGCTGGTAATAAAATTCAATTACAAACTAGAATAGCCGATCTTGATATAGAATATGGAGATGATAAGGTAGGTTATGAAATAGCTTTAGGAGAACTATATCAATCTGAACAATACTATGGTAAATATTGGGCTAATGCTATTTTTAAACAACGTGATTCTAAATTTAAAGTAACACCTCCTCTAGATGAAATCGAAAGTAGGAAAAGAATGAAAGAGCTTGAGAAACAATACGATGTTAAAAATGGAGGTAAAATAAATATATTTAATGTTAATACACAACGTATAGATGCTAACGTTTTAAAAGAATATAAAGATAAAGGTGTATTTGCAGATCCTTACGGTGGCGATGAAGGTGCTCGAAAACTCCATGCAAGTGGTATTGTCACTCTAGAAAAAATTGTAACAGATATATTAGGTGATAGACAAATCCCTGAAGGTGAACAAGAATTACAAGCAGCAGCGTTTGTAAATTGGGTTTCCCCTAAAATTTTATCAGTAGCACAAAAATATTCTGACTTAAATAATGTTGATATAAGTGATGGTATAGAATATGCTATTGAATATTACACACAAAAACTAAAAGCGTCTAATGAATTTGGCGGTCTTTCAGCAGAAAACATGCCTAGTTTAGCTGAAGGTGATACAGATAATGTTAACTTAGCAATAGCTAATGAAGTTGGTTTTAATAATGTGATATACCAAAGCAATGTTGAAGACTTACTTTCTACGGATAAACAATCAAAGTTGCATGAAGATATATTACAAAAAGCTAATGATGCTGTAGCTAATAATAACGGTTATATATTTAAGAAAAACAGTATAGTTAAATCACCTGTTTTCTTCTTGTTAACAGACGAAGATAGACCTGGAATTATATTTGAAGCCTTAAGTAGAATTGATCCTCTATCAACTCACCCTGCTGTTATTTACAACGATCAGATTGTTAAAAATGGCGGTAAAGCAGTAGAATGGAATGACCAGATAAAAGCAGAAATTGCAGAATGGGAAGGTTTAACAGCCGATACTAGAAAAGCATTAACAAGTAATGTTGATGTTAGAGTTAACACAGCGTTAAAGCAAGAAGGTTATATTTCTTTAACTGATCTAGCCCAAACTTTAATTACCCCAGACGGTAGCATACCTGTCAGAGAAGATGAGTATTCTGCATTATTAGTGGCAGCTGGTGTTACTGATACTTTTACTTATGAAAACTTTTTAGCAAGACCAGATCTTGTAGAACGAGTTATTAAGCAAAAAATGTTTAATGGTTTAAAACTTATTGAAGGTACTACTAATAACAACAACGAAACTATACGTAAATTAACTGCATATATGGTAACTGGAGATACTGAAAATTGGAATAAAGGTGACTTTAGTAATTATAGTTTAGAAGCATTAAATGCTTATCACAGTGGAAGTAATGAACGTCTTAATAGTTTATTTAATAATAATGGTCTTTCTCTCAATAGCTTTAACGTAGATGTACCATTTGCTAGAGATCTTATTGACACAGATACTAATAATATTCTTAATGTAGATTTAACTACAGTAACTAGCCTTGAAGATTTAGAAACAACATTAACTAAATTTAATGAGTTAGATGTACCAGAACAAAAAATCAACATAAGAGAATACTCTACATATGAGCAAGGAGCTGGTCTAGCAAGTCATCAGTTACGTAGAATTTTAGGTAAAGGTTGGGAACGTGTACCTAACCCAGAATATGCAAGATACATAAAATTTAAATCAAACTTAGAAGAAAAGATTTATGTTTCTAACGTTTTAGAAAACGGAGTCGGTTTTATGTGGGGTAATCTTGATGATGGTAGTATACAAGCTGAGTACATGAGTAGGTATAGTAGTCCTCAAAAGAATTTTGACCATGTGTTTTTACCAGCTGTAGAGAATATAATTGGTAAAGAAAGATTAGATACTATCAAAGAAAAAGGAAGTAGTACTGATGGTATACTTGAACTACTTAAACTAGAACCAGAGTTTGCTGGCATTAATATTGAACCTAGTGCAGCTTCAGAAATTACTGACACAGATATAAACAACGAGAGAAGGTTAGAACTAGAAATTGAAATGCTAAATATTATCCATAGCGGTGAGTCAACAGTTGATGTAACAGGCAATGGTTATGAAGCATTTAATCAAGGTGGAGAAAATAATGGGAAAACACTTACAGAAGGTAGTTTTAGTGGTACTTACGGGGATCACCCAGCAAATACAGGAAAGAAACTAACTGGAATGACCATCGGAGATATTTTATCTATACAAGATAGTGGATATAATTATACAAAATATCCAAAAACTGACAAAGGTACTGCAAAATGGCACAAATCAGGTGGCATACATGCAGCAGGTAGATACCAATTTACAAGAGTAGGTTTAAGAGAAGCTTTAAAACGTTCAGATCTTAAAGAAACAGATCTATTTTCTGAGATAAACCAAGATAAATTGGCAATGATTTTATTAACACAAATAGGGTCAAGTCAATGGACAAGTATGGCAGGTAATGAACAGTTAGTAGAACTACTTAAAAAATACAAGTCAATCAAATAGCCCTACGGGACTGAAAATTAATGGAAGACAATTTAACAGAGTTGGAAGGAAGCCAAGTTCAAGGACTTGATTTCTCAGACATCGAAGAAGATGATGATACTCTTCAATCACTCAATGTAGCAAACGAAACAGCTAAAAGATTAAATGATGCTCGTCTTGAACGAGTTGCATCTAATGAAGAAGCTACTGCTGCAGTACTAGCACAACAAGAAGAACAATCACAAGATCAAGGTTTTATTGCTGACAACCCAGTACAAGCTGTACAAGAAGTTGGTAAAGCCTTATACGGTGGAGCTACTGATGCTGTAGAAAGTATAGGTAGTTTTGTTGATCTAACAGGCGATACGATTATGTCTGTCGCTAACCGCATACAGGGTAATCCACAGGAATACGGTCAAAACCCTTTTGCATTTAGAGAATATTTAAATGAAGGTGGGGCATCCCCTGGAATCCTAGATATACCAGACAAGTACGAGGTTGTAAATAACTCTGGTGCAGGTAAATTAGTGCGGGGTTTGGTAGAATTTGGTTTACTAACCTACGCTACATCCCTAACAGGAGGAGCTATGGCTCCTACCATGTTTGGTAAGTCAGCACAATTTGCTAATAAAGTAAGAGGAGCTAAATTATTAAGAGGTGCATTAAAGAATAATACACCATTAGTTGGTGGTATGGTCAGAGGAGTTGCACGTACAGGTAAAGGATCTAAGTTTATTAGGTTCTTACCTAAAGCTGGTAGCATAGCTGCAGAAGGTTCTGTTGCAGATCTTATCTCATCTTCTTCTGACTATGGTAATATGGCTAATTTATTAAATGAATATGCTCCTTGGTTACCATTCTCAGAGTTTTTGTCTGTCGACCCAGATAAAGATAATCCTTGGACAGCTAGAATAAAAGCTATTTTTGCTGGTGCAGGTTTAAATGTAGCAGGTTATACTGTTGTAGCTTTTGGTAGAGGTAGATATGCAGCTATGAAAGCTAGGAAAGCTGGTAAGTCTGTAGATGAAGCTAATACAATAGGTAACAAAGTAATGGATGATAGTATCCGTAACGATGTTGCTGAAGAGTATAAACAGCGTGACGATCTTAAAAAAGAAGATGTAAGAAAAGGAGAAGGTGTACCAGAAGATCCTTATGGAGATTATATACAACAACACCTTAATGATGATAACTTAGGAAAGCTATACAAAGGTCTTACTAAAGGTAACTTAGATGAAGTTGTTGGTAATGATGCTTTTTTTCACGGAAGTCATGCTGGACTCCTAGGAGACTATCCATATTTAAATCTTAATGAAAAGAGATGGACAGATGAAAACTTATTTGGTAATGGTTTTTATTCTACTGATGATTTAACTGTTGCTGCTATTAACCGTGACCCTACAAAAGGTTTGGTTATTGGACGTGATAAAGATGGATTAAAGAAAGTAGTCTATAGACTTAAGCAAAAAGGTAACGTAAAATTTTTAGACGCTGATAAACTGTATAATTGGAATAGTAAATCTAAAGAAGTGCAAGCATTTAAACGTGCTGGTTTACTAGATGATACTGGAGAGTTTGCTACAGCGTGGCCTAGTACTGGACAAGTAAGTTATTCACAATATATTGATCTTATAAAAGACAGGCAATTCTATCCTCGTGAGGAAGTCACAGCGGTACTAGACGAGATCAATAAAAGTCTAGCAGAGTTAGGATATGGTGGTATAACATATACAGCTAAACAAGCTGACAACGCACATAAAGTTAGAGTTTACTGGGATCCTGATAGCCAGATTGATTTAGATAGGTACAACCTTGCTAATCGCTCTGAGTTTGAAACTGAAATGCCTATTTTTGAAGATGGTAATTTTGGACAAAGACCCCCTAGGCAACCTTATAAAACCAACATCGAAGCTGGTAGAGGATTAGAAGGTAGTAGAGGTGCTCAATATTTAATTGATAGATTAAGTAAACGCTTTATGGCTAAAGGTGTAGAGGAGTTTGAAGCAAATGAAGTTGAAGAATTTATAAATCTTATAGGTGACAGATTTTTTGATGATGTGTCTATATCATTTACAAACAAGCTTGGGCCACAAGGTAGGTTTAATTTTGGTAACAAATTAGTTGAAATACAACAACAAGCTATGGAAGAAAATGGTCTAACCGAGGTTATGATCCATGAACTATGGCACAGTTTATCTAGATATTTACCTAAATCTGACGTTAAAAAATTAAATGTAGAATTTAAAAATAGAAAAGCTAAATGGTTAGCAACTGGTACAAAAGACGTACAATTATTTAACAAAGGTAGATATACTTCTACTAACTACAGATATAAAAATATAGACGAGTGGTTTGCTGAAACCATGTCAGATGAGTTTTATACATATCAAAGAGAAACAGCTGAAGGTAAATATTATTTTGCCCCAGCAGGTACTTGGAAGCGTCTAGGACAAGAGGTGTCTATCTTACTTAAAGATATGTATGCTACGGTTGCATCAAGGCTTGGAGGGTCACAGGCAAGGCGTATATTTGGTAATTATAAACGTAGAAGATATAATGAAATGCGGAAGAGTGATTTGTTTATAGAGCCAGCTACATTAGAAATGGAAGTTATGGCAATGGAAGGTTGGAATCCATTTATTGATGATTTTGATGAGATTACTTCTATAGAAACTTTTAAAGAGATGACCGATGGTGATGACTTTAAACGTCTTAGCAAAGATGAGCTAGAAAATTTAGCTAAAAATAAAGGTGCTCGTAAAAATGATGCTTGGGATGAAACTACAGGTAGATCTAATGCTGGTAAGGACACTGATCCAACACCTGATCGTAACCCTAATAATTTTTCAGATGATGAAAAGACTGTTTTCCCAGATGGAAGTGAGGACTTAAAAGGTAAAACTAAAAAGTTACTTAAGGAGATGATAGATCAAAATGGTAGTACAACTAACCAAATCTTGATAGAAAAACAGATTAAACGACTTGCAGATGGTAGTGAATCATTATACAAGTTTGTTAAAGAATTTTCTGCAAAATTAAGTGACGAAGTTTTTGAGAACCTTAACAACTCATACGACTATAATAAAGTACAGTCTGCTATATTAAGACAAGCTGAAGAGATATATGCACGTATTGACGCTGATATAAAAGGCGGTGGTACAAGTAAAAATCTTAATGATTATTTTAAAAAAAATCCAAAAGATCGTATAGAATATACACACAATGGTAATAAAGTAGTTACTGGTACAGCAGAGCAAAAGATAGCCTTAGAGTTAGTTGTACAAACACTTGCTAAACGTGCATCTATGTTTGCTACAGGAGGGCTAAACCTGCCCGCAGGTGCTAACAAAACACGTCAACTTAAGCATGCTAACGATTCTTTAATTATTGCTTTACGTGAATATAAAAAGATTGGTTTTATGACTGGTAGCGAGCTAGCAAGACAAAACCCAAAAGGTAGATTATTACCAGAGGATGCTAGACGTTTAATTGAAAGTGAGTTAACAAAAATTGATGACGATTTTGCAGCTTTTCATAAAGAATTAGAACGTTTAACTAAAGAAGGTGATGATTCTCTACGTGCTGATCTACTAGAAATGCATGCTCTTAGTGGTGGTAAAGTATTTACTTATGATGATATGACTCAGTTTATGAGAGTATTATCTAAGGGTGGTAGATTTAAAGGACAAAATTATAAGTCTGGTATACGTGAGCAAATGCGGGGTATGTTCTATAACTCTGTGTTAAGTAGCGTACGTACACCAATCAAAGCTATTGTAGGTACTAACTTTCTTGCATTAATGAGACCGTTCCAGGCATGGACAGGTGCTGCACTGGGTGGTAATAAACAAGAAATGATTATTGCTGCAGCCCAGATACATGGTATCAATGAGATGTTTGCTGAAAGCATGAAAATGTTTAAGCACAACTGGGACTTAGGTATTAATAGAAAGGCACAAACCTATGTAGGTAAGTTTAATGTAGAGACTAATACTAAAGAATTTAAAGATATGGCTAAGTTTGTTTATAAGTACGGTACTCCGTCTGAACAACAAGCTTACAAAATAGCTGAAACTTTATTAGACTTTAACAACTCACCTTGGGTACGCTATTCACAGAACGCTATGGGAGCTGGAGACGCTTTAGCTAGAAACCTATTAGGTAGATTTGATATGCGTATGAAAGCTGCTAGAGCTGCAATAGATCAAGGTGTAGATTTAGACGATGTAATTAAGGTAGCAACAAATACTGAAGAAAATTTTAGGCGACAAATTTTTAAGAAAGATAAATATGACATGTGGGTTGTCTCAGATAAAGCTGCTTCTTTGGCAGGTGATGAGATTGCTTTAACTAAAGCCCTAACAGGTAATTTAAAGGGTCTAGAATCCATTGGAAAGCTTACTGGATTCCGTTTATTCTTCCCATTTGTACGTACTGGAGTCAACGCTATTGACCTTACATTCCAACATACCCCTGGAATTGCTAGATTTCATAGCAAATATAAGGACTTTATGGAGTTTGCAAGGACAGGAGCTAATGCTGACTACTTAATGAAAGAATATGGTGTAGCTAAAGCAGATATACCTAACCAAATAGCTATTCTTAAAGGTAGAGAAGCTACAGGTGCTATGATAGTAGCTTTAGCTATGGGTGCTGCTATAACAGGCAACATGACAGGTATGATGCCTTACGATAAAGAGACTAGAGACCTTTGGAGAGCTAATAAGATACAACCAAACTCATTTAAAATAGGTGATACATACGTATCTTACGGTGATATAGAGCCATTTAACAGTATACTAACTTCTGTAGCTAATGTTATGAACTATCAGTACGCTTTAGGCGAAGATGTTAGGGATAATATGCTAGAAAAGATAATGTTTATGGCAACAGCTGTGGTTGTTGACAAGTCTATGTTAGCAGGTGTAGAAGATCTTGCTCAAGTCCTTAGTGGATCAACAAGTGAAATACAATTACAACGTATTGCAGCTAAATTAGTTAGATCACAAGTACCATATTCTGGTTTAAGTGCTCAATTAGGTAATTTAGTAGACGAAAATGAGCGTATATCTAGAGGATTCTTTGAAACTCTTATTAAAAGAGATATTGCATTTAAAAGTTCTTTACCCGCTAAGTACGATATACTAGAACCTGGAAAAGAAGCTGTGCAATTTAGTGCATATACTACTAATCCATTAATGAAACTATGGAACTCACTGTCACCTGTTGCTGTAACATACGCAGGTAACAATAAAGTTAAGAAAGCTTTACGTGATATAAGCTTTAACTTACCAGAAACATTACGTACATGGAAAGGTGAAGAGCTTAACTCATTTGAACAGTCTGAGTTACAGAGATATTTAGCTGAAAGTGACCTATATGAAAGATTAGATAAACTAATAAGTTCACAAAGTTGGCAAAATCAACTAGAAGAATATAAAAGACTAGGTCTAATGAAACGTGAAGGCTTTGGAGCAACAGATCAGAAGTTTTATATTGACGTACAACGTATATTTTTACAAGAAAAGAAACAAGCTATAGCACGTTTAAGGCGAGAACACCCCGCTTTATATCAAAGAATTAAAGAAAGGACAAGTTACGAGTTCTATAGTAAGAAAGGTAATTATAATATAATACAAAACCTAGTAAACATACCAAAATAACATTGATTATCAATGGCAGTTACAACTAAAAAATCATTCGCTGCTACGACTAATGCAACTACAACTGTATTTAATCCAGTCAGCATACAACTGAATAACCAAGATGATCTAGATGTTTATGTCACATTGTCGGGTGGTACTAGAGTGCTACAGCTACGCCAATCTACTGGTAGTACTGCACAGTCTAGTCACCCACAGGTGAACAACACAGACGGATTATACTTCCCTGCAGTATCTGCGGGAGCAACTTTATACAACTACACACTATCCAGCGATAACAATACAATTACATTTAACTCTGCACTACCTAGTGGGGCAGTAGTATTTTGTGAACGTAGAACAAGAGATGCAGATAGTTCATATACTAGCTTTGCAAGTGGCAGCACTATAAGAGCCACAGATCTTAACAACTCCTCTACTGAGTCTAATTTTACTGCACAGGATGCTAGAAACAAAGCACTTGATTTAGAAAATGCAATATTTGGTGGTGTACAACCTACTATTGGTGGTGTACCACAACCATTTATAAACAGTTCTAATATTATAGATGGTAGTATTGGTACAGCAGATATAGCTAATGATGCTATAATTAGCACTAAGATAGCAAACAATGCTATCGAATCATCTGACATTAATAATGATGCAATTATAACACGACATATAGCTGATGGAGCTATTACCAACGATCAATTAAACACTAACTCAGTAACAAGTCAAAAAATAGTAGATGGCACTATAGTAGCTGGAGATATAGCTAATAATACTATTACTACAAACCAGATTGATACTGGTACTTTAGATAATAGGTATTATACAGAAACAGAATTAAATGGCGGTCAATTAAATAACTTATACTTTACAGAAACTGAAATAACTGATGGTGCTGCTGATGGCAGATACTACACAGAAACTGAGCTAGATGCTGGTCAATTAGATAACAGATATTATACAGAAACTGAACTTTTAACTGATGGAGCGTTAGACGGTAGGTACTACACAGAAACAGAAGCTGAAGCTCTATTCCTAAGACAGGACTCTTCAGAAACTATTGCTAGTGGAGTTACATGGGCTAGTACTGATTCTAAAGTAGCAACTACTGCTGCTATAGATTTACGTATTATTGAACTTGTTGATGACGTAGGTGGATTTGTACCTATAGCAAATGAAACAAGTTTTCCAACAGAAAACCCTGATATTACTAATAGCGGTTCTGCAAAAGGTGGTACTGTTGTCTCAGTTAAAACGGCTTCAACTAACTTAGCTCCTAGTGGAACTACAGTTACTATTGCAAACGGTAGAGGATCTGGTTTACCAGTTATTATTATAGGTGTGAATGCTACTATACCACAAGGCTTTGGATTTTTGGCAGAAACAACTTCTGTAGATCATACATACGCATTTCACAGATTAGTTCCAAAGGCAACAGAGGTTACAACCGTAGCTACAAATGCTGTAAACATAGCTGCTGCTGGTGCAAACGTAGTAGATATAAACAACTTTGCTGATACTTACCAAATTAGTGCAAGTGCCCCCACAGCAAGAGCAGATTCAAGCTCTTTAGCTGTAGGAGACTTATGGTTTGATAGCTCATCTAACAAAGTTATGATGGTCTATGACGGTAGTTCTGGTGATGGATTTAGTCCTATTACCCCAGACCAATCAACAATTACAGCTATCAATAGTGTTTCGGGTCACATTACTTTCCAAGAAGATTTAGGTCTTATAACTAATGCAGTTAACACTGGATCTGGAAATAACTCTATTAATACAGTCGGTGCAAATATAGCTTCTGTCAACACAGTTGCAAACTCAACTAACTTAGCAAACATTACAGCAGTCGCAGCAGATCAAACTGACATCGGTGCAGTAGCTGGTAAAGCAACAGAAATAGGCAGACTTGGTACAGCAGACGCAGTCGCAGACTTAGCAATACTTGGTACTACAGATGTTGTAGCAGATATGAATACTCTTGCTACAGCTGACATTGTAGCTGATATGAACTTGCTTGCTACCTCTGATGTTGTAGCAGATATGGCTTTATTAGGTGTACCAGCTGTTATAACTGATATGTCTATGTTAGCTACAACTGACATAATAGCAGACATGGCTATGTTAGCTACAACTGACATAATAGCAGACATGGCTATTCTTGGAACTACTGACGTTGTGGCTGACATGAATATGTTAGCTGTATCTGATGTTATTAGTGACATGAATACACTTGCTGTAACGAGTGTACTTAACAACATAGGAACTGTAGCTGCATCTATAGGTGATGTAAACAGATATGCAAACGAATATGTAATTCAAAGTGGTACACCTTCATCTCCTAGCACTGGAGATCTTTGGTACAATAGTACATCAAACGTACTTAACTATTATAATGGTAGTACTTTTGTAGGTATATCTCCTGGTATAGCTGGTTTAATTAATGATGCAAACCCTGCGTTAGCAAATCATATGGACTGTAACGATAAGAACCTTACTGAGGTAGGAACAGTTAGCGGTAACAATTTACAAATCGACTTCGGAACAATTTAATGGCAAAATTATTAAAACTAAGACGTGGAACAACCACGCAACATAGTAGCTTTACTGGAGCCGAAGGCGAAGTTACTGTAGATACAGACAAAGATACTCTTGTTGTACATGACGGCTCAACTGCTGGAGGACATCCAGTAGCTGCACAAGATATGGATAACGTACCAGCTGGTGCAATTCTTGGTACACAATTAGAAAACTCTGGTGTAACTGCTGGTCAATACGGTTCTAGCTCTGCTATTCCTATCGTCACAGTTGACGCTCAAGGTTTAGTTACAGCAGCTTCAACAACTGCGATTGACAGCACAACTATTGCAAACGGAACATCTAGCGTAGCAGTAGCAAACAACGGAGATATTACATCAACAAGATCTGGTAATACTCGATTTACAGTTAATAATTCTGGAGCTAGCGTAACAGGAAGCCTTGGAGTAAGTGGAGCTGGTTCATTTGGTGATAGTACAATTACATCCGCTGCACCAACTCTAAACTTTGATGATACTAACTCTACTCCTGATTATAGAATAATTAATAATAGTGGTAGTTTTGAATTTCAAGATAAAACAAATAGTTATGCAGCTAGGATTACGATAAATTCTGATGGTCACGTTGACATTCCTGGTAACTTAGATTGTGGTGCTGGTCTTGACGTAACAGGAAATATTAATGCGACAAGCCAAATTACAGCGGGAAACCAAATTACACAAGACGGTACTAATGATCAAAAAATAGTATTAAGTGGTTCAAGTGATCCTTACATAAGATTTAAAAATGGATCAACAAACGCAGCATACCTACAAGCTCACTCAAATGGTAATGTTTACATAGTAAACGAAACGAGTGGAGAACAGTTTTATATTGGAAGCGGTGCAAATGGATTAAATTATTATCATGATGGAACTAATAGTACTGTATGGCACGCTGGTAATGATGGTGCTGGAAGTGGGCTAGATGCTGACGTATTAGATGGTCTTAGTTCTACAAGTTTCTTAAGATCAGACACAGCAGATACAGCTTCTGGAGACATTACATTTTCTGGTGGAGCTGGTGCTGTAACTATAGCAGCTAATAGTGATATTAGATTTGGTAGTGGTACTTGGTCAGGAGAACACGTTGGTAAAATACAATACCATTCAAATAAATTTTATTTACAAGCTACTAGCGGATGGCAGTTTAGAAATGCTGGTGGTGCTGCAGTAATGGAATTAGATAATAATGGTACTATTACTGGCTCCAATCTTGGTTTCAACGTAGATGCCACATTTAATGGTGGATCTGGTGCTGTAACTGTTGGTGCTAATAGTGATATAAGACTTACTAGTGGAAACTGGACAGGAAATCATCCTGGTAAAATTCAACATCATAGTAATTATTTATATATACAAGGTGGAACTAGTGGTTTTATCTTTATGGATGATGCTGGAAATGGTAATGCAGTTATTGATAGTGATGGACATTTTAAGCCTAACACTACCAACACATTTGATTTAGGTTCATCATCTTTACGTTGGAGAAACCTTTACACACAAGATTTACAACTATCTAACGAAGCTGTCGGTGATAATGGTATAGATGGTACTTGGGGTAATTATACAATAGTTGAAGGAGAATCAGACTTGTTCTTAAAAAATAATCGTTCTGGTAAAACATTTAAATTTAATTTAACGGAGGTATCATAATGGCTATTTATTGGGCATCTGGAGCTCAACTTGATTACAGTAACGTAGTGTCTTACAAAACGGCTGTAACAGGTCAACAACAATCAAAATCGAACAACCAAGGTTCTAGTGGTTTTGTTGAGGTTCAAGGTATGGCAACTATAACTCATGCTATAAAAAGATCTGGAAATCTAGTTATATGTAAAGCTCATTTTTGTTGTCAAGGTAATGCAACTACTGATGAAGCTAGAATTCTTTTTACATACGATCAAAACCAAGGACAGGGTGGTGCAGTTGGACATGGTAATGGCTCGTCCGCACAATCTACAAGAAACTTTCACCTTAATTCTACTGGTATTTTTCAACCTAATGATACAAATAACCATGATTATAGAGTGGAATGGATTAGTGCTGAACAAGGTTCTTCAGTAACTATTAACGGAACTAATGATCCAACTTTTTGGACTCAAGGTGTGTTTGAACTAATTGAAGTTGACACTGATCAAGCACAAGCAAATGGAAACCAAGGAGCATCATACACTGCACCTTAATTAAATTATGACTTACACAATACATACATTAACTCACGCAGTTAAAACTCTCGACCCTACAAGTAACTGGGCGTATACTCACACAGCAATAGAAGGTTGTCCAGAAAATGCGGAGATGTTTAAAAATTTAGGGTATTATGATAAAGATAATCATTGTTACAACCACGAGCTGTTACCTTTTACTTGGGAACAACTTACAACTCAACTACCATTATCTAAAACTGCCCTAGATTGGATAGACCTTAGAGAAGAAAGAGATAAATTACTTGCAGAAACAGATTGGATGGCTAACTCTGACGTTACTCTATCAGATGCTTGGAAAACTTATAGACAAGCACTAAGAGATTTACCAGCTAATACATCTGATCCTACAAACCCTACATATCCAACAAAACCTAGCTAATATGACTAGACCAACCACTGAAGAATTAAAAACATCACTTGAACAACTTGTTAAAACATATAACGAGGCAGTTCAAACACAACAAAGTTGTAAAGAAGCTATTATAGCTACACAAGCTGTTTTAAAAGACAGGGAACTTGAAGATGGAACTACCGAAGATACTTCTTCCTAACCCAATACCACTTAAAACAATATCTATACCGTTACCTACAGCTGACGTACCTTCTTATACACCTATGGTAGTACCTCCAAGTGATCTTAGAGAACCAGAGGGTACAAAACCTGTAGAAACTGTTGATCCACCTAAACCAACTTTACCACCTCCTTTTCCACCTTAC